TACCTCTTGGTGGTCTCATCTTATCAAAGTATTTTCTAATATACTCATCCATATGTGATAGAGCCATAACTTTAGACCAAATAGAATAAATTGGTGAGAATCCATAAATCAAGCCCGGTTTGTATTTACCTGCTTTCCAAATAATTTCTCCTTGACCATAGATAACTCTCTTTGGTTGTGGTATACCTACGGAATAAACAGAGTTAACTTCTGCAACTGCCTTTAATGCTATACTGTCACAACGGTCACATCTATCAGTCGTTAGACGTTTATCTCTGTGCTCAAAACGTGGGCACACGAAAACTGGGTTGTGTTTATCATCATAGCCAATTCTACCATCACTGTCAGCAATCATAGCAACTTGTGGTGGATCAATGCGAAGCAGTTCTTTAATCTCAGTCTTTTTCGGATCAATTTCGCCTGTACTATCATTAATAAAATAATTTTTCAAAACAAGCAGGTATGCGTTGTCGGCTATCTCTAAATCTCGTTCAAGCTGTCTAGCGATGTCCTCGAGGGTTTGTTCGTTTCCATTAACCGGTGTATCTAATAAATCCTCTAAAATCTTTCTATGCTCTGGATCTGGTCTAACCAATTTATTAGAACCACAATTATCACATTGTAATTGTTGAGCCGTAGGCAAAGCCTTATTGGTACTGTCTGCACCAACAGTTGGATGAATTGATTCATTGGTTTCATGAGGTTGTTCGTCTGGAACATTCTCTGCTAAAGGCTTGTATTGAAACTCTTTAGCACAAACTGTGCATTTATACTTGAATTTCTCTGTAATCTCAAATCCATTCTTGAAAATCTCACGATTCAAGGTTTCAATTGGAATTCTGAGAGAATCTATGTTATCTGCTAATTCATAAATCATAATTAAAGGGAATGGAAATATCGGGAGTTTAGCACCAGTATCGGTACTCATATAAGGTTGAGCAATAGAAGGTCTTACTGTGGTTTCACTGTAGGATTTATTAACTCCTCTAAGGCTTTTAAAGGCATTAGTTAAATTTTCTTTAAATCCCATGCATAATTCTTAATGTTAGTGTATATAAACTTTGTTAAAAAAATGTTAAAAAAGTGTAACGTTTACGCACAATTGCATTCTTTATCGTAGCATTCTACACATCTTGATTCAGATGTGCATACACAACCACATTCCTTAGAGGAAGATTTAGGTAACACAATTTCATCGTTTGATATTTCTTCGGACATTAAACTTTAAAAACAATCTGCCTATATAAAGATTAGTAGTGGTGTGAGCTTTAGCATTCTGTGAAAACAGAGGACTGGTGTTGCGAGCCAGCTACTTTAAAGTATTTATAAGTGTATATATTTAAAAAAACATGGAAGAGATAATAGGTGCAGGTGCTAGTTTCTTTTTAAAGTGCTTTACACATCAGACACCTGATGAAGTTCCATATATGACACCAGAAGAGTTAGATACATTTTTGGGCGCATTCGCAGGTCTACTCGAAGCATTAGCCGGAATAGTTAAAGATGAAAACCCTGATCAGTATCGTATGATGGTTCTTGCTTTAGAGAAGGTGGCGTTAAAATAGTAGAATTCGATACAAAGGACTATGATGAAATACTTAGTTGGTTTAGTCTAGCATTTGGTAAAGCAACTCCTACAAACATAAGCCGTCAGGCTAAAAGAACTTTTTGGAAGTTGACGTTCCTATGCGAAGACAGACTTCGCGAGGAAAAAGAGGACAATGAAGATTGATTACTTATAGATGTCCTTATTGTAAGTGGAAGTTCGAGGGGGTTATTGAAAAAATTTATGTGATATTCAAACATCACGAAAAACATGAGCAAACATTTATAAAGCCCAACCCTGTTGACTAACCATGGAAATTTCTTTTGAAACAAAAAACTTAGACCAAAAGCTTTATCAAAAAATGATATTACATTATATTTATGAACACTACCATTATAAAGACTATGAAAGACTTCGGGCGCAAGATACATGGAAAATTATTATAAAGGATGTCAAAATGTTTGACCAATCGTTTTATCATGGAGCCAACCAAGATAATTTAGATTATTCTATTCCTCATGGGGTTACTGGACTTGGTGACATAACTTGTTACTTGATAGATTCCACAAACCCTCTTGTTCGTTTACAGAACATGAGTGTTATATGTCATGAGCTTGCTCATATGATATTAATGATATATTACCCTGATGCTATTACTAAACAGAGATATGATGACTTTTATGGTAAAGCAGGTACTGATAGAAAATTTTTCAGCTCTGAGGTACATGATAGAGTTGCTGAAGGTAGAATCAAACAATTCGCTTACCCCCTCAAACGCTTTCAGCGTGTAAAGTATGTAGGTGTTGATATAGCAGACTTGACTAATGGGAGAAATGTTATAAATGTCTAGAGAAAGAAAGAAACCAAAGTCTACAAGGTTAGGTAATAAAATAATAGGTGCTTGTATATGTGTTGCTTGTACTGAACCATTTAATGATCATAGTAAAAGAGATTTGATAAGATGTATATTCAGAATCCAAGGAACGCTTGTCAGCGACGGAATTGAAAACGAAACACCCAAACAAGTGAAAGGATTCAATACAGGTGTAGGATAATGAAACTTTTTCAAAAGCACCCCGAATTATATATGATTGTAATACCAGCTATATCTGTTCCGATTATGTTAGGAGTTACTCTTCTGGTGATGTGATGAACCGTTTTTATTTACGTATGGCATTAAGGTTTTGGAAACAACCACTTATGTGTATTCATATGTTAAAGGGAGCTGTTAAGTTCTGATGTATACAAGTAGAGATTTCGAAATGAATCAGTTCTTTGGAAAGCTCTGTAAAAAATGTAAGGTACGCTTCAAAGCAGTTAAATGTCCGTTGTGTGGCACCCGTGATTATTAAGCCCCGGATTTGTATCTACGATTTGTAATTTTGAAAAGTTTCAAATTTTGAATTTTCGCCATATGCACTAGGCACGAGGCATCCCACTCTCGTACAGTATGGAAAAGCTTTGGTTATATACTATGTTATCTGAGCATTTATCATGCTTACAAAACTCAGACAAATTTTAAGTCGAGATGAAGAAACTCCAGTAGCTGACGAGTTACGCCTTGAGGTTCAATCATTAAGACGAGAAATTCAGAGAGTAGTTCTAGAAAATCAAGGATTACTTGAGGACACAACAACAGAGCCACAACCAGAGCCAACACTTGAAAAAGCCATGACTATTAATTATGGTCAATCAAGAACAGGGAGAAAAGATTGGTTTGCAACAGGTAAAACATTCACCGAGAATTACGGTGGCTGGAATACCAGCAACACAAGAATCTTTTTGAATGGTAGTGGTGATATGAGTGAGGAAGAATTCAGACCAATTCTTAACACACTTGTTAACCTTCATCTAGAAGGATTCAAAATGGGAGGTAGAATCGAGGGATTCTAATCCCCCTCTTTTTTTATTATCATGACTCAAAAAATTATAGTGAACGAATCACAAGACGGCAAGGTTCATGCCATTCTAGGCAGACACAATCGAAAGATTGAAGTGTCTTTTAGAATCGGTCAGAACTACATGAATATTGAAGAAAAGACCTTCAAGAAATCAAAGATGACACCTGTTAGGATTGACATCAATGATAACTTGAATTCTGTTGAGTTGGTAAAACTCATCAATGGTCTTATCGATATTCACAATGGCAGATTAGCACCTGTCATCATTGGCTCATCAGAGCCTACCCCTTTTTTATCATCTTGTATAAAACGTGCAGATGTAGGAGGTGAAAGAGTATGGTAGATTATATGTTAGCTGATGAAGCTTGGAATAAATTAGATAATTTGTTATCTAATGTCTGCAATAAAATTGCAGAACCTGAAGACGACTACGAGGAAGACATTGATGAATCAATGGATTCTTTAGCTGATGCCTATGCATCACAGTACGATTGAGAATAATTATTCTCTTTCTTTTTTTTATTTTAATTAGAAAAATAATATAGTATATAATTTGTACACTAATTAGTATATAAATGTATGGGTGTGGTAGGTGTGAGTGTGTGAGTATATAAAAGGAAACTATATAGACTATATAGAAACAGTAGTAAAGATATATATCAAAGTATGCCGTAGGGGTATCATGCCTAAAACAACATCAGTTGTTCAGGTGGAGTTGGACAAGAAATTGTTTCAGCGTGAAAAGTCAAAGCGACAAGGCTACGACTACAAAGGCTACAAAGCCGAATTTGTATGTCGTGTGGGCTACGTTGATATCGGTGCACAAACCGAAAAAAAGACGGGCAAGGGCAAAATTGTTCTTAGTTCGGGCTTCGGTGAATACGCACAGAAATTCAAGTTCGCTGACGAGGCTGAGGCTACAGCAGTAGCAATTCAGTTACTTGTCATGACTGGTCATGCAACTCTACCAAAAGCTTATGCCAAGAAGGTAAAAGCATAACCCCCCCTTTTTTCTTTTTATTTTTTTTATTAACTAATTAAAAGGCGAGATAATTATCTAATTAGAAATTAATTTGTACACGTAATTGTACACTAATTAGCGTAATTAATTATATATACTGATTAGGGTTATATATATGTATCGTAATTAGTATCTGATTATGTATATAATTAGTATATTATTAGTTGTAGTAATTATTTTAATTAGATAGGTTTATATTGGGTAGGTGGCTACATTATACTACTATACTCTATGAATGAAATGATATGTTTATATAACAGTTATTTAAGATAGTATTGTTTCTATTGTGTATTATGTTAGTGTATTTGATATGATTAATATATGATATATACTGCCCGATTTATAACGGCGTTATGGTTTTGGCGATAGGTTTATAAGTCCGTCACGTTTGACCTAAGCCATGAGTTCTTCAAAACGTATCTCTAATAGAGAAGTAATGGAGAAACTAGATTTAGTAATGTCATTACTAAATGATAGTGTTCCAACACAATCTAAAGAGATTAAGAAATCTACTACTTCTAAAACTGTATCTAATGATATGGTTATGAAGCTAGTTGAAGCTGGTTGTGAAGAAATCCAATTAAGACCTTCAATGGTTAACGCTAGTAATAGTGTAATTGGATATGTTCCAAAACCACAATGGACTGTTTTGAAAGAGATTGTGAAAGCAACAGGTGGATTCACCTATCCTAAATTAGGATTCAAAGGTGATGTTCCAACAACATTCACACAATCACTATCAAATGCAGGTATTATTGTTGTAAAACATTAATACTATCCTCCCTATATTTTTTTGATACCTCGACAACTATCCTAATAAGATAGGTCGAGAAGGTATTAGAAAGACCACACATATATAATATTGTAATAGCTGATTGTTTACATGAAAGCAGATAGACTTCTATTATATATGTAAAAGACCTGATTATAGTCTAATCAAAACTAATCAATTTGTATTGTGTTTGTCATCATCATTTCAGGTGGCAGTTCTAATGCCCAAACGTTTATAAAACCCCAGCGTTTAACGTTGGTCAAGCATAGAGGGTATCATTCCTTGTTGTTTATGCAACATAATATAATAGTCACATGAAAACCATGTCATGACGTGTAAGTAGGTGATGATGTATATTGTATGTGAATTAACGCCCGTGCAAATGAATAATGTAAACGATTCATCAGTAATTGATGAGCTTGGTCAAGGATATTTTGACAGTATTCGTGAGAGTATTGCCCTTGATTACGGTCATCAAGATGATGTCCACGTTCTACGTGAGATCATCAAAGGACTGCGTGAAATGGACACAAATTATCATGTCAATGGTCATTTGTGTGAAGAGTCACGCCAAATGCTTCGTGATATTGCTCACGAAATGACAGTACAACGCCGTGAATATAATATGAACGGTGAAGTCGTTCCCTTCAACGACCAAGATTAGATAGAAAATGGCACACAAAATAACTATCTCAGACCTCAACCTTCTTAATGTTATGAAGGGTGCAGGTCAACAACTAACTCGCTACATTAAAGACGAGGTTTCTATTGGTGTACATAAGGAGAAGCGTAATAGATATAACAGTAAGAAATATGCTGTTGTGTTTAGACACGCAGTAGATTGGTACGAATTAATTATAAAAGAGATTCGTGCTTACGCTGATAAAGAAGTTATCAATGGTGGCTACCAAGAAGCACTCAAAGATGACAAACGTAGAAGTAGTAAGCTACATAATCTACATCGTGATTTCTCCAAAGAACATAGGAAAGTTATTGCTAGACAGTTGAGAGCACACAATGATTGCTTTATGAAGAACGGTAGCATTACTTTCAAAGGTAGTGGTTCTAACGCTTTCGCTTTGTACTTATTGTACAAACATCATTACAAAGTTGTTAATGATAAAGAAGAAAGTAATAGTATGCGTGATATACCACAGCGTATTATAGAAAAGACACAACCAAAATGGAAACTTACCAAACGATACGTCAATGAGTATAGAAACTCATGTAATGTTGAGTCATGCCCATGTGATAGCAAACCTAGTGAGGAATGTATCACACACATGAAATCAATACGTATGTTGTAGTGTGAATTGGATAATTAATATCCTTCCCCCTATTTATGATACACACGCAAGTGATAAGATGTCGATCAAGTAAGTACATAACATCAAACCACATGGTCGTTTGTTATGCGTTGAGTGGACTAGCACTTATTAACTGCGTGGTCAAAATGAACGAATTGAATCAAAACAATACAGTACAAAATGTGTACTGTAATAGATGTGGGTTCGAAACAGCACGTAAAGTGTATGATAATGAACCTGAATCATGTCCGTATCATCAAGAAGTTTCTTATTCTGATGACGGAGAAGTGTCATTTAAATATGA